ATACCTAAATCACTTATGATATCTTGCTCAAGAAGGTTTGAAGCCTCTTGCATTGACAAGCCACGACCATGTTTAAACTGTTGCTTAACAATCTTAGCACTAATCTTACCTGCTAATGCAATAGCCTTACCTGTTTGTCCTGTTCTAGAGCCTACAACGAACACCTCAGCCAAAGAAGGAAGAAGTGAGAGGGGTAGTAGCGTTGCAGATAAACCCGCTCTAATCGCATTCTGAGCCGTTCTAAGACCATCCCCTTTAGAGGTGTCTAAGTTACGCTTAGGGATACGCTGAGATAGATTCATTGCATCAGCCATCTCTCTTAATGCGGCTTCAGCATCAAACCTCTTACCTTGATTCTGAGCATCTTCAATTACTTCATAAAGCTCTTTATAAAACAACTCACCCTCTGAGCCAAATGTCTTAGCATGTCCTAGTCTTTCTGACATCATATCATAGTAAGAGAATACAGCTTCTTGAACGCTAGTCTTAGGGTCAAGCCAGTTGCTCCAGAAGTCCTGAGGTAACTCAGCCAACATACGATGTGTTTCAACAGCGTTCTGCTTGTTTACTTTAGCACCTGATGTAAGCCCGCCTCTGCCTACTCTGCCTTCCATACCTTTAGCAACAATCTTCATTGCCTTATCGTAGGCTTTCTTCTTAGACAGTCCTTCTTTCTCTTGTATCTCTTTAGCCTTAGCATCTACATCTGTCTTAAATGTATTAGCTACCTTGATATCAGTCTCATTACCAAAGTGTTCAAAGCCTTGCTCTTCAATCCTACCTACGTAAGCTTCGATCTTGTCTCTAGTAAGCTCTAATCCTTTAGCTTCAGCTACCGCTACAGCTTCGTTAATAAACTCTGTACGATTAGTCTTTATCTTCTTGTAGTCTAGTCTACCTAGTAGTGGGAAGTAAGTACCACCCTCAAACAAAGTAGCATCGATGCCTAGAGTCTTTAAGTCATTCTTAATTGTCAAGTCTAAGAACGTAGCCAACTGATTAGATGCTTTCTTCTGCTGTTCGTTTAGAGTAGCATACGCTTCATTCTTTAAATCCTTAGCCTCTTTACTATCTTCAGGCATGACACGATGATCATGTACAGCTTGAGCTTCTTCCTTGCTCAGCTCCATGAAGTCTCTAACACCTTTGTTGTATGTGGTCTTGTATTGCATAGCATTAAAGTGTACAGGCACTACGCCTATTCTACGACCAAAGTCACCAGTAGTCTGGTTAAACTTAGCCGCTAACTCTCTAGCTTTAGGTGTATTTATTCTTCCCACAAACTGTGCAGGTTTATCACCAAGTACAGGAGCTAATAGTCTATTGTATAGGTGTGCAGACTTTGTTTCAGTTACTGGAATCTTTTCATAGTTCTTTTTCCAATATCCATCCTTTGTATCCCACTCTAGAATACCCTCATCAATCTGCTTTGCCATAGAAAGGTCAGCGTTATTTCTAGCCTTATTCATAACACTACTACCCACCCCGAAAGGCAAGCCTAATATACCACCTATAAGACCCTCAACAGCAGACTCTTTCATAGCCTCCTCGATGTCAAGCTCATCCCAGTAGTTTGTAGCATTACTTGCTTTAAGAGTTGTAGTGAAATCCTGAACAGCTTCAGTAGCGGCAGAAGAAACTACAGCAGTACCAACGATTCTTCCTGTTGAGATTCCTTCCCCTACTCTTCCGCGTATATAGTTAGCCGAGTCTTTCCTGCTACCTGCATTCAATGCTTTCTGAACATCAGGTGTAATCTGCTTCAAAGCAGGAGTCATAGCCTTGATAAACTTAGAAGCGGCAAAGGGTTCTAACGCACCTAGCGCAAAACCAGTGCCAATGTCTGCAAAAGAGGCAGTGTAAGACTCGTCCATATCCTCTGCTTTCAGACCAATATCACCCACGTTCATTAACCCAGATGTGACACCACCTGCAATTAACGCACCTGCCGAACCTTTAGCACCAACAACCACCGAAGGGACTGCCGCCGCCAATGAAGGCAAGACAACACCCATAGTACCTGTACCCCTAGCAAGCTGATCTAGTAAACCTCTGAAGGAAAACTCACCATCTTCATATAGTGGATGAGCAGTAACACTCTCCACATCACGCATGTTCTCGTTCTTGCCATCGACCATAGCTTGACCGAAAGCACTATCTGCAAAACCAAAAGCCTCAGCCAATGACTGACCGCCACGGTATAATAGAGCCTGTCCTAAATCGACACCTGCTCCTACTTGATCACCTAATCCATCAGGTCTGCGTTCTACGCTCTGATCAAATTGTGCATCAGACATATCCCACAGAGCATCAAAGTCTATGGTTTCTGACATTATGATTTCCCTTCTGCTTTCTTCTTTGGATCTGACATATCTGCTATTACTGATCTTATCTTAGTTTTAGCAACATCAGGTTTACCTACGTCATACCATGATGTAGTCCCTTTTATTAAGTCATTAAGAAAAGAAGACTGCACGTTAGGGTCATAGTCAACAAAATCACCGTCTGTTTCAGCAAATATAATACTAGCTATTCCTTTTGATTCATCATCAGGTACACCTTTACCTTCAAGCATAGCAGATATGTTAGATATCTTAGAAGTATAATTCCTAAACTTGTTGTCTACATTCTGAAGCTTCAACAACTCAAGAGCCATAAGCTTATCTTTGTATTCTTTATCTTGCTTGGCTTTGGCAACCGACTTCTTAGCACCAAGCCCTACCTGTAAGGCTTCACCTAAGTTTGCAAGAGTACCTTTACCACTGGATGAGTTGGCTAACATAGCCGCACCCATAGCCATCAAGTCTACTCTACTCTCAACGGCATCGAACCAGTTGGTTTTTCTCTCACCTGTATCGCCTTCAGCATCGATCTCAGCAGTAGTCATGCCTTTATCTACAATAGGAGTAGAAACAACAGCTTCATCACCATCTAAACCATAAGGGTCTTCGTCTTCAGGAGTAGGAGGAACGCTAACAATCCCTTCTCCGTATCTACCAAAAGAGCCTTCCTCTACTCCAGTGACTTCATTACCCATAAAGCCTTGAGCCGCCTGTACGAGAGGATCAGCAACAGCCTCAGTGCCTCTGATTACAAGATTACCTAGCTCTTTAGCTCCTCCAACTACTTCGTTTACGATACCACCACCGCCTTGTCTTACGTCTTCACCAAACTTTGCAGGGTCAATCCAATTAGGTGTTTGCATATCTTGAAAGAACTTGATAGTATTACCTACAGCCTCTGGGGTGCTAGGATTAGTAGTGTCAGGGTTACTTTGTATCTGCGCTCTAAGCATATCAGCAGTCGGAGGTAAAGATGCATTAGCTACATCACCTACACCTCTGCCTAATAATGCAAAAGGACTGTTAGAGTTTAACAGAGTCTGTCTCATAGCTTCTTGCTGAGGATCAGCGGAGACTCTAGCTTGGAAGTCTCTGTATGCTTGCATGATATCACTCATATTATCTTACTCCAGTATTCAGTAGCTGAGGTTGCTGTTGTTGCATTGCCGCAAGCTGTTTATCTATATATGATTGTAGAAGATCAGCTTCGCGATTACGTCTAGGAAGTAGCTCTTCATTTGTCCATTCGTCAGGGTCACGTAACATAGAGATACCTTTAGTCATGTCACCTTTCATAATCTCACGCATACTGTTAAAGCCTAAAGCACTGTTACCGTAGTTGTGTACTAGCGAGACACCTACAGCTAACTGCTCTGGTGATAGGTCAATACCCTTAAACTTCTCTTTAACACTATTCGCTGTCTTGTCAATATGTGATCTAGTAATACCCATTGCAACATCTGATGGTACATTGAAGTGACCTATCTCTCTCTCAACAGCTAAAGCATCTTCACCCTGCTTACCTACATAAGGTAGTAAAGACTCTTGCACATTACTAGGTAGTCCTAACTTCATAAAGCTTTTCAAATCCATCTGACCAATATCGATGCCGCCACCGAATGTTAAACCAGACTTGCCAATAGCTTTACCATCTCTCTTTGGAATGTATGTTCTAGCCTCAGAGCCTTCCATAGGAAAGCCCTCCTCTTGTATTATAAACTGATATAAAGCATCGTTATTAGTCATCATCTATCCTTTCACGCTAGTTCTTGAAATACTTTATCGTACTTAACAGCTAGATAACCAGAGGGCATAGTTACTACATTCTCTGGCATAATCTCTTCTACTTCTTGTGCCATGAAGCCTGAACGCATGCTATTACTTAACCCTTTCTCTTCTGCTTCTTCAGTCCAATCCCAAGAGTAAACACCAAGACCATTGTCTAATCTACCTAGCTCTTTGATGTTGGTTTTAAGACGCATATCTGATGTTGCAGGTTTATTCAGACCCAACGCCGCGCCTAACATGTTACCACCTACAGAACCACCTGCCGCGCCTCCTACTCCTGCCATAGGCATTCCTGCTAATGTCAAGCCTATTCCTAGTAATGCACCAAAAGGATCACCTTTAGTTTTCTCTGTTGATGTTGAACTTGCAGTCGAAGTAGCCTCCCCTGATTGGTATTGCTCTCTACCTAGAGGGTTTGAACCTAAGAGGTCATAGAACTGTGCAAGGTTAGCCATCTCAGCCATACGTGGAGCATCGAACTGCTGTATCTGATCCATCAACTCTTCTTGCTCTCTTGCACTTCTGTCCTGACCTATAGCAGACATCAGACCACCACCTCTTTCAAGCTGACTAGAGAAAGCAGGAAGCTGACTTAACGCTCCCATTGCTGTTTGATAT